CCGCGAGTGCGTGCGGTGGCGCCATGGCGAGGGGTTGGCTGCCTACCAGCAGGAGATCCTCGCTGAGCTCGTGACGACCCGCCGGCTCGCCGTCCGGTCGCTGCACGGCGTGGGCAAGACCACCGTGGCGGCCATCGCCATCCTGTGGTTCGCGCTCACCCGCGACGGCGAGGACTGGAAGTGCCCGAGCACCGCATCGGCCTGGCGGCAGCTCCGCGAGTACCTGTGGCCCGAGGTGCACAAGTGGGCCCGGCGCCTCAGGTGGGAGCGGATCGGCCGGCAGCCGTTGACCGAAAACCGAGAGCTCCTCAGCATGGCGATCAAGCTCAAGACAGGCACAGCGTTCGCAGTTGCGTGTACCGATCCGGCTACGATCGAGGGAGCGCACGCTGATCATCTGCTCTACATCTTCGACGAGGCGAAGATCATCCCCGACGCTACGTGGGACTCAGCCGAGGGTGCGTTCATGGGCGCGGGTGAGGACACACCGGCGGAGGCGCTGTGGCTCGCGCTCTCGACGCCGACCGATACCGATCAGCCACACGGCCGCTTCTACGACATCCACGCGCGCAAGCGCGGCTACGAGGACTGGGCTACGAAGCACGTCACGCTCGAGGAGGCGCTCAAAGCTGGTCGTGTGAGCCGGGAAAAGGCAGAGGAGCGAAAGCGGCAATGGGGTGAGGAATCAGCCGTCTACCAGGCGAAGATCCTGGGCAACTTCCCCGACGCCGGTACTGCCGGTGTAATCCCGCTCTCGTGGGTCGAGGCGGCGATCGAGCGGTGGCATGAGCGCAAGGACTCCCGGCCGGGCAAGGTGGACGTGATCGGCCTCGACGTAGCCGACGGGGGTGAGGACCGGAGCATGATGGCCCCCCGGCGCGGGACGTTCCTCGACGAGCTGGAGGATGTCACCCGGGCCGAGTCGGGTCGCGTCCTCGACCTGGCGGACCTCGTGGCGGCGTACGCGACGAAGCACGCGGCGACGGTCGTCGTCGACTCTGCCGGCGTAGGCTCGGGTGTGTACGGCGAGCTGGTCCGGGAGAGAGTTCGCGTCGTGCCATTCAACGGCGCGGAGGCGACCGACCGCAAGGACGCCGAGGGCATCCTGGGCTTCGTCAACTGCCGGTCGGCTGCATGGTGGGGCGCCCGGGAGCGGCTGCACCCGGAGACCGGAGACGACCTCGCCCTCCCCCCCGACAAGGAGGATGTCCTCATCGGCGACCTCACGGCGCCGAAGTGGGAGACGGTGAGCGGTGGGCGAATCAAGGTCGAGGCGAAGAAGGACGTCAAGGAACGGCTGAGGCGCTCCACCGACTACGGGGACGCCGTGGTGATGGCGCTGTGGGTTGACGGCGGAGGCGAGACTATCGACGAGTCGTGGATGGCGGACGCGGCCACCATTCTCGGAGGCGTCGAGGCGAGGGAGTTCTGACATGCGCATCGGTGACCTGGTGATCCTGGAGCGGACGAGCCCCGTCGTCGTAGCGGAGAAGCGGGAGCGGGCAAGGACTGGCGAGCGAGGCTCGTCGGGCCTATATACCCTTGGCAACGTGCTGTCGCTGGGCGATGAGATCGACTACCTCGCCGCTATGCGCCCGCCCGACCGCTGGGCCAATGTCGACAAGATGCTCTCCGATCCCTCGGTGTGGGCCGCGTTCATGGCATGGGTGCTGCCGATCCTCTCGACCGCCCGCGACGTCCAGCCCGGGGGCACCGCGCCCGAGGACGACGCTATCGCCGACTTTATCCGCGAAGACTTGCAGAGCACTTCCACCACCATGCAGCAGATCCGCTACGAGGAGCTGTTGTCGGTCGCCTACGGCGTCACGATCCACTCCAAGGTGTGGGAGTACCGTGAAGACGGGCTCGTGCACCTTAGGAACCTCGCCTACCGGCCGCCATCGTCGGTCAAGGAGAATGGGTGGCTCATCGATGATGGTGGTGGGCCAGAGGGCGTGGTGCAGTGGGGACAGCCGGGCGGGGACGTAACACTGCCGATCGACGAGATCCTCATGCATATCCACTTCCGGGTGGGTGGGAACATCACCGGCCGCTCGGGCCTCCGTGCCGCCTACAAGCCGTGGTGGTACAAGGACAAGATCGAGGGCATTGCGGCGGTGGCTGTCGAGCGTGGGCAGGGCATCCCCGTGGGCACCCAGACGGGCGACGATGACAAGGTCTCAAACTACATCACGAAGGTCCTGAAGGGCCTGCGTACGCACGAACTGTCCTATGTGAAGGAGATCGAGGGCAAGTTCAAGTTCCGCATGGAGGGCAGGAGCGGCGAAGTGGTAGATCCTCTGCCACTCCTCCAGTACCACGCGATCGAGGTCTTCCGGTCGGTATTGGCCCAACACGTAGCACTCGGCGGCACGGATGTTGGCTCATGGGCGCTCGCCAAGGGAGACATCGACTTCCTGGTGATGGCACTTGGGGCGGTGATGAAGCGCATCGAGGACACGTACAACCAGCACCTGATCCCGCAGTGGGTGCGCTACAACTGGGCGAACGTGCCACGGAACGCCATGCCGAAGGTCGTGCACTCGCCGTTGAACACCCGAAACGTGAAGGACTGGTTCGGGGCGCTTGTGCCGGCCGTGGCGGGGAATGTCGTCGACCCAGACGACCAGGTGAAAGCTATGGCCCGCGAGATGCTCGGTGTGCCGGAGCCGGTGGTAGACAAGCCACCGCCGCGGACCGAGGACGAGCTGGAGTCCGAGAAGCCGGCGGAGGAGGGCGAGCAAGGGTCGGTGCAGGGGCAGTGGCGGGGGGTCGAATTCGCGGCGTTGCCCAGAATGGGCCGCGACGTCATCTCCGAGCGATTCTGGATCATGGTACGCAAGGGGGAGGACGACGATGCCTGCTGGATCTGGCAGGGCGCGAAAGACGAGCGCGGCCATGGTGCATTCAAGGTTGATGGCCGGGTCGAGCACGCGCACCGAGTCGCCTGGATGCTGAAGCATGGCGCGGTGCCAAGGGGCAAGCAGGTCCTGCATTCGTGTGACAACAACGCCTGCGTTCGCCACCTTCGCCTGGGTACGCACAAGGAGAACATGCGCGATCGGCGCGGCGAGGAGCGTACCGTTGCCGCAGCCGCTCCCGACCGGCTCGAGTCCGAGGTGAAGCTCGAGGCACTCGGCGTCGAGGTGAACTTCGCCGCCATGGCCCAGGGGCTCGACAAGGCCGAGGCCGGCATGGTAGGGGCGGCAAAGAAGGTGCAGGCGAAGCAGATCAAGAACCTCATCACACGTGGCCGGGAGGTCGTGGCCAGGGGTGATCCAGCGCTCGTGGCGGAAACCGATGTGAGGTTCGTGGACGAGCTGGAGCAGGCCGTCGCCGACGAGATGCAGGCACTGTACGAGCTTGGCGTCGGCGAGTTGGACCAGGAGCTTCGCCAGCAGGATGTGAAGCCCGACAAGCCGGAGAAGGGGCGCACCGACGGCGACCGCGACATGCTTCTGGCCATGGCTGTCGTCATGGCCGCCGAGCTCGCCGACCGGCTGATGCGCTCGTGGTCCGGCGAGGTGCTCCGGCAGCTACGCGTCGGTGGTGGGTTCAACCGCGAGGCGCTCGGCGGATTGCTCGACGGGCTGGCCGACAGCACGATCGAGCAGGCAGCGCGGCTCAGGAGTGCGCCGGCGCTGAACATGGGGCGAGCGGCGGTCGTGCAAGCGAACGTCGCGCTGATCGAAAAGGAGATCTACTCCGCCGTCATGGACAGCAGGACCTGCCCTCGCTGCCGCGACGAGGACGGCAAGGAGTACCCGCCCGGCGAGGGGACGCCGGCGCCGAACCCCAGCTGCCTGGGGCTGGACAAGTGCCGGTGCGTCAGGGTGCCGTGGGTGCTCGGGCGGTGAGCGCGTGTGTTGAGCGGATGGGCGAGCGCGAGTTCTGGCGCATCGTTCATTCGGCCCTGACGATGATCCTGAAGGCCATTGAACGGCGGTACCTGACCGACTGAGCTGCCTGGCACTGAAACGGTGTGGGAGAATGATCGGGTAGGGCACCACGCCCGACCTGCAACACTTACTCGTGATCCGTATGGTAGAGTAGGCCAATCGAATACGGTGCATCGAGCCGAGTACCGCGACCCAGCCGGAGCCGAGACGCAG